CGATCATGTTCTTAACCTGTTCGATCGATTTACATAAAAAATTCTTATCCGTCAGCGTGTACGGCTGGGCGGTTGATTCTAAGTGTTGCCTAATAGAGAGCGCGTGGTATCATACTCCGGACGACGCCCCGGAATGTACCGAGCTTACGTCTCCAGTCTGGGCGCGCGTACGCCAGCTAATAGAGGAGCGGGAGTTCGTCGCGGACGACGGGCGTAAGTATAAGATATCAGTAACGATGATCGACGCGTCCTACAGCACCCATACGGTCGTCGACTTCGCGGCTCAGTACGCGTCGGGCGTATACCCGATCATGGGTCGAGACCGCCCCGCTAAGTACCAGTCAATTAAGGAGTTCGCGGAGTTTAAAACTCAGTCAGGTACAAAGGGCTACAGGATCCTAGTCGACCATTATAAAGACATTATGGCGCCAGTCCTTCGCCGGGAGTGGAGCGGCGAGGAGCAGCAGGCTAAATATCATTTTAACGCGCCGCTGGATTACCCGGACAACTTCGTTAAGGAGTTGACCGCTGAGACTCGTAAAAAACAAACAGACGACCGGGGTATCGTATCGTACGTATGGCACCGTCCCGGTAACGCGCATAATCACGAATTTGATAAACTAGGATACGCCTACGCGGCGGTCGACATAATAGCGTGGAGTTTATGCGTAGAGCAATTCGAAATGGAGACCGTCGACTGGATCCAGTTCTGGCAGTACCAGCGCGAACAGCTCGGTGGTTTAAAGGGGGGTAAGGCATGACACGTCAGGAGCGACACGACCTAATCGTAGATCATTATCAATGGGCCAAGTTTTCCGCCCGCGCCTTTTTTCTCGCCCGGTGCGGGATACCCGATCTAGTAGAGGACGCCGAGTCTAACGGTCTCGTTGGTTTAGTAAAAGCCGCCGACGGGTTCGATCCGGGCCGGGGCGCGTCGTTTAAGACCTACGCCGGGATCAGGATCCGCGGGGCGGTACTCGACGGTCTAAGAGATCACGATTATCTCTCGAAGCAATACAGGCGACAGGTTAAGCGTAGCGAGTTTGAGTTCTCACGGTGTACGCTCGAGGCGTTTGTTTATACGGAGGACGGTCGTCCGTTAAAAAATAGCGGTCATATGGTGGACAAGAGTATCGGCGACCCCCGCGAGGCGTACGTAGCCTACGAGGCGGGCGAGATAATAAAAAAGCTGTTGTACGGGTTAAAGGATCCGAAAGCGATCAGGTGCATAGAGTGTTACTATTTTAAAGACCAATCCATGAAAGAGATCGGCTCGCTCATAGGCGTATCCGAGAGTCGGGTATCCCAGATAGTTACTAAGAATTTAAGCATATTAAAAAAGAGATTTGACATTTTACCCCAAGCTGTGGTATGATGCGTCATAATAGTTTTTAGTTTTAGATCAACTACTAAACAACAGACAGGAGGCGATATTATGCGGGTGTTCGTTACATAAAGCCCCTAACTACTTACTCCCTATAACTTTCGGTTTATAACTGGTTTAAAAAGGTCGTCGGCTCCCAGCCCTCGGCCTTTTTTTTATTTCCCTCCATTCTGGCATATATACCGTATATACCCTTCCATATTGAAAGGTTTTCTTGACAGACCCTCCATATTGTAGTATACTTACGTAAAACACTCCAAAAAGGAGGGCTCTTGTCTATTGCATATTGGACGGCTAAGATACAGGTAACTAAGGATCTGATAGAGGCATGGGAGGCGGCGGCGTTAGCTTTCGCTGATAACGGAGCGCTCCAGTCCTATACCCTCGATACGGCCCAAACCCGCCAGACTGTTACGCGCGGGTTTAATATTGAGGGTACACTCGATAAACTATATAACCGTCTCGCTATGCTCGAGAAAAGAGTCGGCGGGGTGCCGTTGATAGGGAGTCCTGCATGGTAATACACCCTCAAAGCATACAATTAGCTACGCCGCCAGTCGCGGCGATCATACCCGAAATTGTACCAAAGACTAAGGCTCTCGTCCCGGTAATCGAGGCGACCGCCCTACCTATGACCCAGACTTATAACGGCGATAAGTTTCATAATGGGTTCGGAGCGACGACGATAATTAGTACGCCTGACTACTGGACGCTACGACTTAGATCCGCTCAGCTCTATAATGAGAACTTATACGCCCGGGGTATTATTCGACGGCTGGTAACTAACGAGATTAATACGGGGCTAATGCTGGACTCGACCCCGGACAGCGGAGTACTCGGGATACCAGACGAAACGCTAAACGAATGGAGCCAAGCGATCGAGACTCGTTTCCGACTCTGGGGCAAGTCCCCGAGCGTTTGCGATTTTCGTCGACGGAATACCCTCGGCGCCCTCCAGCGGGCGGCGCGTCTGGAGTCCCTCGTATGCGGCGACGTGCTGGTAGTACTACGTCCGTCGCCCGTAACGCGTACCCCTATGATACAGCTTATAAGTGGTAACAAAGTAGAGACCCCGATCAACTACGGACAGGCCGTCCGTAAGGGTAATAGGGTGCTTCACGGGGTAGAACATAACAAGCTCGGGCGGATAGTTGCGTACTGGGTGCGGCAGGATACAGGGGAAATAAAACGTATGCCCGCGATAGGCGAGAAAACTAAACGCCCGATCGCGTGGTTAGTATATGGAACGGATAAGAGGCTCGACGATCTTAGAGGACAGCCGATACTCTCGATTATGCTCCAGTCTCTTAGAGATATCGACAGGTATCGGGACGCGGCTCAGCGTAAGGCGGTTATTAATTCTATCCTCGCGCTGTTTGTTCGTAAGGGCGAGCCAGTACTAGGATCCCTACCAATGCAAGGCGGCGCGGTTCGTACGGACGCGGTCGAGACTACGGGCGGATCCGCGGATCCTGTAACGCCGAGAGTTTTTAATATCTCGAAGTATTTACCCGGCACTATTATCGACGAGCTAAATCACGGCGAGGAGCCAGTGAGTTTTGGCTCGGGAGGTACTGATGAAAAGTTCGGCGACTTCGAGGCGGCTATGGTTCACGGCCTCGCGTGGGCTAATGAGATCCCTCCCGAGATACTTACTCAGGCTTTTAGTAATAATTTTAGCGCCTCTCAGGCGGCGATTAATGAATTTAAAATATACTTAAATAAATTCTGGGTCGATTTCGGAGAGACGTTTATGAGCCCGATATATGTCGACTGGATTATAAGCGAGACCCTAAATAATAAGGTTAAGGCTCAGGGATTGCTTGAGGCGTGGGCGGATCCAAATAAATACGCGGAGTTCGCCGCGTGGACGTCCTCTAGCTGGTATGGGTCTATTAAGCCGAGTACCGACATGGTTAAGGCTACTAAGGCGTCCGAGTCGCTCGTCGCTAACGCGTGGAGTACAAACGCCCGGGAGACTCGAGGACTTACGGGTACGTCATTCGCTCAGAATGTTAAAGCGTTGAAATATGAGAACATACTAAAGGTCGAGGCGCTTACCCCGCTCGCAGAGTTCGAGCAGAAATTCGGGAAAAGTGTCGACGACTTTAAGGATCCGAACAGATTAAAGGCGGAGATTAAAGACGAACTAATGGAAGAAATTAAAAACGAACTATTAGAGGAGGGAGCAATTAATGTCTAATCCTGTAGATGTACCACTCGCCGCGAATACGTGGGTACTGGTCGCGGAGAACGTAACGACCGGGAATATATACAAAACTAAAAACGTACGGTCGTATATCTTTACTACCCGGGAGACTGGCGACCCGGCGCCAACAGATAACACAAAAAGCGCCCGCGCGTTTAGGGGCGCCGATCGATGCGAGATAAGTTCGCTAACCGCGATCGACGTGTACTTTAAATCGATGACCGTTGACGGTCAAGTAATGGTAATCTTATAGAGAGGGGGCCGCGCTTATGTGGTTCTTAGAGGCGGGGGTTAAATTAATAATTGAAAAGGCCGAGGCCGCGGGAGGTATATCCGCAGAGGGTCAAGCGGCCTTTGATCTTAGAATGGCGGAGACTGGAGACGGCTCTCGTATTATGCCGACGCCGGGTAAAATAAATATTAAGGGCATACTCACTAATACCCCTAATATATTCGCGATGCTATTCGGTGGGGGGAGTACTACCTACCCGGAGATAATAGGCGCTATCAAAGCCGCGGACGCGGATCCTAACGTCGATCTAATCGAGCTAGACGTAGACAGCCCCGGCGGACAAATGGATGGGCTATATAGCGCGATACAGGCTATTAAGGAGGCCAGTACTCCAGTACGCGCGTACGTGCGTGGAATGGCGGCGAGCGCGGCGTATATGCTGATCGCCCCCTCGGACGAGATTATCGCTCAGGATCCAGCGAGTCGGATCGGGTCTATCGGAGTAGTGCGGTCGTATTTTGTCGACCCCGAGGAGGTGGAGATAACCAGTACCGCCGCCCCAAAGAAACGCCCAGACGTAACCACTCCCGAGGGCGTGGCTATGGTTAAAGAGGAACTCGACCCGGTGCATAACTTGTTCGCGGGAGTTATCGCGGACGGTCGAGGTAAAAGTATAGATACAGTTAATAAAACATTCGGCGAGGGCGCGACGCTACTAGCCGAGGACGCGCTCGATCGGGGCATGATAGATGCTATCGGGACGAGCGAAAACCAGCCGCAAAGCGGCGCAATTAAAACAGGAGGTACAAGTATGTTAACACTCGAACAACTGAAAGCCGATAACGTCGCGCTATATAATCAAGTAGTCGCGATAGGTAAGGCAGAAGGTAAGACCGAGGGAATAGCGGAAGGGATCGAAACCGAGAGAACTCGTACGGCGGCTCATATAGCGCTGGCTGAGGACTCGGGGGATCTTGGTATCGCTATAGAGGCGATCAAAGGTACGGACGGGTTAACCCCGGCCATACAGGCCGCCCACGTACAGGCGACGATTAAAAAGCTCGCCATAACTGACAGGCACGACGACGACGACAGTACCGCCGCCGCGGGTAATGCCGACCTCACGGTAGACGACGATAACGCCGCTACTGACGAGGATAAAACTATGGATGCCCTCGAGACTATTCGAGGGGTAGAGAGGATGGACTCATAATGGGAGACCCTACAACTACTAATATTGATAACGGCGTGGTTATTCTTAACGACGCGGTATATATCGACGGGCTGTTAGCCCTCGATGACGAGGACACAATAGCGCTGGGTACGATCCTCGCCAGACGTGAGGTATCGAGTACAATCGCGAACGGCGTAGCGGGGGTCGGGAACACGGGCGACGGTACTTGTACCGCTTGCGCTTTGTACGGTAATATTATCCTCCCTAAGATTGGAGCGTACCAGCTTGAATGTACGGCGGAAGTTGGAAACGGAGGCGTGTGGAAACTTTCAGACCCTAACGGCGTAGAAATACTCTCAGGTATTACCATGACCCCGGGCGCTGGCGGAGCAACCATTTTTAACAGCGCGGGCGTTGGTTTTACTTTCACGCTTACCGACGGCGCGGAGGATTTTGATACGGGCGATACTTTCGATATCACAATAACAGCCGACGGCGATCTGGTACTCTTTGCAGTTGACGGCGTAGGCGGCGCTCAGTTCGCAAGATACGTCCTCGATTATGAGGTAGCCGTAGCGGCGCAGGCGGACGTACCCGTACGCGTGATCCAGAGCGGTACTGTAAGACAGGAAAAACTAATCGTCGACGCTGGCGATACCGTAACTACCGCGATCCTTGAGATGTTGAGGGATTATAAAATCGATTCTAAACCAGTCCAAGAATTAAACATTGAGGACAATCAATAATAGAGAGGAGTCTAAAATATTATGAGTGACAATACCACAAAAAGAATGTTAGCAGTATACAAGCAGAGCGCGCTTCCTACCCGTTTCCTCTCTGCTATGTTTCAGTCCCCGCCTAAAAACTTTTACGATCAGATGAAAGTTGAGATCGATATCGTAAGAGACGACGAGGACGTAGCCGTAGCCGTTACTGATGTATCGACAGGCTACCGAATGAACTCCGCGGACGTGTTCACTAATAAAGAGTTTACCGCGCCCGCATTTAAAGAGGCTTTTCCTCTTAACGCTTTTAAACTCTATAACCGTATGCCGGGTCAGGATCCGTTTGCCGATCTGAATTTCAGAGCGAACATACTCTCCCAGATGATTGACGGTATGGTAAAAATTGAGCGTAAGATCAGACGCGCGATCGAGTTACAGGCGTCTCAAGTTTTACAGACCGGGACGGCCACATTAACCGACGAGAACGGCGACTCGATCTATACGATCGATTATAGTCCTAAGGCGACCCACTTCCCGACCGCGAGTACTACGTGGGGCGAGTCAAGCGACGACCCTCTCGGTGATCTTAGCTCTTTAGCTAATGTAATCCGTAACGACGGTCTCGACGACGTCGTACGGTGTATCATGGGCGAGGATTCTTTCGAGCAGTTCATACAGGATACCAACGTCATCCAGCGCTTCGATACCAGACGCGCGGATCTCGGAGCCTTGCGCCCATTTCGTCAGGACTCAAACGGCGGGCAGTACCGGGGTACGGTTGAGATTGGTACCGTTAAACTCGATATCTGGACTTATGGCGGGCGTTATAAGAGCGCAGAGACCGGGTCAAAGATTAAATTTGTTGACGACGGTAGCGTTATTATGATGACTGATAAGCCTCGTCTGGATGCTACTTTCGGATCCATACCAAACATCGGACAGCTTATTGGCGGCGGTAGATTATTCCCAGAATTGCCGGGGCGTTTCGCTAACTCCTCAGGAGGTATCGATTTGTTTACTAATATCTGGATGAGTGTCGACGGCGAGAACCTGTTCGGCGGAGTAGGCGCCAGACCGCTATTAATCCCAACAGCTATCGATCAGTACGGTTGTTTAGACACCGGGCTGTAATTTTTCATTAACCTAAATGTGGCGCTCCTTGAGGGCGCCCCGTTTTATAGGGCGGAGTAAAAAATCATGACTAATATAGAACTTATTAAAAAGATAAAAGATATTAATTCAGAAGCAATAACCGAGGGGCTGACTAATGCAAAGTTAGCCGAGTTATTTAAAGCACTTAAAACGGCTAAGGAACTCGGCGACGCGACAGAGCCCCCCGCACCTCCAGCGGCGACAGAGCCTCCAGAGCCTCCAGAGCCTCCAGAGCCTCCTAAGCCTCCTAAGGCTCCAGCGGCTAAAGTAGTAAACATAATAGCCCCGGGTAAGTCTGTTACATCTAAACGCGGTATACTCGGCCCGGGCGAGCCAGTAGTCGCCTCTGATTTTAATGGCGGCGCGGCTACTATCGAGTCGCTCAAAAAATGCGGCTGTATTATAAAGGGGTAAGTTATGCCGGGTATACGCGCGCTCGCTGAACAGGATCTCGGGAAGATACTCGAGGATAAGGTTACGGGGTTCGGATGGGATATTAAGCTAACCACTCCCGACGGGACGGTCGCTAATCTTATCGGATTCTCGAATGATATCTCTCAGGTAGTCGACCCGGATACCGGGCTACTCGTTAGCGCCAGACAAGCGTCTATTGCAATACGTACCGCGCTTATACTTGCGGCGCTACCTTGCGACGGATTACCCGTCGGCATATCAGACGGGGCCGCTAAACCGTGGCTTGTTTCCTTTGCGGATATAAACGGATACCCTCATACTTTTAAAGTAGTTAAGTCTAACCCGGATCGGGCGATCGGTCTCGTTACGTGCATATTAGAGGCGTATAATAATGATTGATACTCTCATAGATAAACAGGATAATTTCGAGATCTTACGGGATCAGATTGCGTCTATACTTACGCTCGAGTCAGCCAGTCAGCAAGCGCTTGCCACGGCGGCGTCTAAGGATTCAGCCGACTACGTCCTACAGGTCTATACGGAGCGATCTAACCCGTGGGAAAAGTGGCTTAATAGTGTTGAGCTAACCAAGGCCGAAAGCTGTCCTATAGTAGCTGTATGGTTCGATACGTCCGCGGTAGATCTATCCGCGTCTAATATGATCGACCGCCAGAAGTACGAGGCGACTTATAATATCGATTGTTACGGATACGGGATAAGCGAGGACGTAGAGGACGGCGGTCATTTAGCCGCTGACGAGATCGCGGCTATGGAGTCCCAGCGCGCCATAAGGTTGGTACGTAATATCCTAATGGCGGCGACCTATCGTTTTTTAGGTTTACAGGGTACAGTCTGGGATCGATGGGTACAGGCGATTAATATGTTTCAGCCTAACACAGACGCGCCGAACGTACAGAAAATCGTCGCGGGTCGTATCAGTTTTAAAGTTACATTTTCAGAATTTAGTCCGCAGATAACGCCCGTAACTCTGGAGCTGTTATCTGTCCAAATTAAAAGAGCCGCTGACGGTATGTTACTCGCTAAGGCGGATTATGATTACACTTAATAAGGAGGACATCTAATGCCTATCTCTGATGCAATATCCCAGTCAGCCGTTGCGAGCGTTGTCGGGATTAAGACAGTTTTTAAAAATTTGAAGGGGGTAGGCAATATAATCTATCTACCTCAGCATTTAGCGGTAATCGGTCAGGGCGCGACCGCCTCGACCTACTCTAACACTAAACAACAGTTGACCAGCGCGGCGGCGGTCGCCGCGGCGTATGGTTTCGGTAGCCCGTTACATCTCGCGGCGTTACAATTATTTCCAATTAACGGAGACGGCGTCGGGACTATCCCGGTTACTTTCTTCCCGCTTAGCGATGGTGATACCGCCGCCCTCGGAGATAGCACACCGACCGCGGGTCAGACAGTACAAGGCACCTACCAAGTCTCAATAAGTAACATACTCTCGGATCTGTTCGTTATTGCGGTGGGCGACAGCGTAGCGGATATTATTACCGCCATGACTGCGGCTATTAATGCTAATCTTAATATGCCTATGTTAGCGGTAGACGCGACTCCGGGGTCGTCTACGACATGTGATCTAACCACTAAATGGAAAGGTACCAGCGGAGACGATATCGTAGTCTCTATAAACGAAGTAGCCGACGGCGCGACCTTTGCATTCACCCAGCCAACAGGCGGAGCAGATAACCCAACTGTAGACGCCGCACTCGCTCAGATGGGCGACGTATGGTACTCTATGGTGCTTAATTGCCTCGATATCGTCGATACAACAGCGATCGATACTTATGAGACCTTCGGGGTAGGCCGTTGGGGTGCTACCGTTAAAAAGCCTCTGATTGTGTTTACAGGTCAGACGGCGACTACCGTCTCGAGCGCTGGTACAGTACCCGAGGCTAATAAGACGTATTTTAATAACGCTTTGTTAGTCGCGCCAGCATCTAACGACCTACCGCTCATAGTAGCGGCGAGAGAGTTAGCCCGGATCGTCGTACTTGCGGATTCTAATCCGCCTCACGATTACGTCGGACAAAAGGCTACGGGTTTAACTCCGGGCGCTGACGGTAATCAATGGACATACGCGGATCGGGATCAGGCGGTCAAGGATGGAGTATCGACTATCGAGGTTAAGGACGGGGTCATTAACCTGTCCGATACTGTTACGTTTTATCATCCCTCAGGCGACCCGCTCCCAGCGTATCGCTATGTAGTGGATATCGTTAAGCTCCAGACTACTATTTTTAATCTGGATCTGATCTTTACTCTCCCAGAATGGCAGGGCGCGCCGCTGTTACCAGACGCTGATCCAACTACGAATAGAACAGCTAAAAAGCCGCGCATGGCTAGAGCCGCTATCGCGTCTATGTTAGACTCGTTAGGACTCGAAGCTATCATAAGCGATCCTGAGACCGCTAAGGATAATACGCTCGCCGAGATTAACGGGACTAACCCGAAACGTCTCGACGTTGTCGTACCTGTTCAGCTCTCAGGCAATACAAACATAATATCAATTAACCTTGAGTTCGGTTTCTTTTTCGGACAGGCTACCGTCGTAGCATAGGAAGGATTACAGCATGTCAGCAATCGGAGGAAGTATAACAGAAGTAACCTTGAATGGTAGGCTATTCGCTGTAGCGGCGGACGCTGAGGCTAACCGTAAGCTCGGAGGTTTCGAGAATGAGGTACTAGCTAACGGCGACGGTACCGCCCGTTTAATTAAGACACGTATCCCGCTGTCTATCGAGGGGCTTACTCTTGAGGTAGACGACTCCCGGGGCGATCATGAATTTTTGCAGGGGCTCGCTGATACCTCGGCACTTTTCGCCGGGACTATTACGTACGCGTCAGGCTTTACCTATCAAGGCACTATGCAGATCGTTAACGAGATGACCGCCAGCTCCCAGAGTGCGACGGCTACCGTGTCACTCGCTGGATCTGGTAAATTGACTCGACAGTAAGACACATAGGGCTATCTCTATGTAGCGTGGGCGCCCTACCCTATACCGTGGACTCCTCCGCGGGCGCTACACCTTTAACCATTAAAATAGAATAGGGCGAATATCATGGACAACTCAGACAAAGCATTAGTACCGAAAAAATTTAAGATCGACCCAGAGACAGCCGAGCGAGATTTTGAGCGCTGGGCGGATAACCATCGTTTAGATTTGGAGACCGAACTCATGGACGATGAGGATCTCGACGGATTTAAAAAACAAAAGAGAAAAGTAATACTTGCTATCATGCGCGGCGACCTCGTTATTAACGCGAATAATCTCGCCGAGTATACCCCATACCATAAGGACAGCGTAAGACAGGAGCCGATTATCTTTAATGACAGATCAGGCGCGTCTATGTTAGCGGGTACCAATATAAAAAAGGACGACGACGGTAAAAAAGCGTACGCGGTTATGGGTGATATGTGTAAAGTCCACCCGAGCGTATTCGCTAGTCTACATGGCGACGATATAAAAGTATGTGAGGCGCTGTTCGCGCTTTTAATGGATTAGTCCGTGAGGAATTAGTACGAGGCGGCGAGCTAGTTAGCGTAAGCGGACACGCTAATACAATTTATGGTGAGATGTTTTTACAAATTTGTAGGGACTACGCCAGCCTCCCAGATCCGAGAAGTCTAAGCATAGCCGAAATAGTGTTTTTTTATTCGGGGTTAATCTCCGATTTAAAATTGAGAAGTAAATAAAAAGGATTCTGTAATGGCTGGACGGTTCAAAGTAGAGGCGGTTTTTAAAGGCATCGATAAAATGTCGGCGCCCCTCCGTCGTATGCAGAACAGAGTCGGGAAGTTCGCGCGATCGGCTAAGCGTAATATTAAGTCAGTCGGTCGAGCGTTTACGGCTATGAACGCTAAGATAAAAAGCGGAGCCATGGCTGGGGGCGCGGCTCTGATTGCGTTCGGCTTTATCCTAAAAAAACTAATTGATACCGGGGCGGAGTTCGGTCGCGCGTTAGGCGCGGCGGCTGTTAAATTTCCCGAGGGTATCAGGCGCGGTACTAAAGCCTTTAAGGAGCTAAACGACGCCGCGCGCGCGGTAGGCCGCACGACCGAGTTCACGTCTACTGAGGCGGCTAAGGGTTTAAACTTTTTAGCTAAGGCTGGATTTACGGCGGCGTTCTCTATGAGGGCGCTCCCGAAAATTATTGATTTCGCTACAGCGTCCGAGCTGGAGTTCGCGGAGGCCGCGGATATCGCGTCCGATGCGCTGGGCGCTTTCGGTCTAGATAGTACGGATCCGATTAAAAAAATGAAGGGACTATCCCGTATTATGGACGTCCTTACTCTTACCTCGATTCGGGCTAATACCTCAGTCCCGGAATTATTCGAAGCTATTAAAAAGTCCGCGCCGTTAGCTACAGCGGCGGGGGTAGCGTTAGAGACTTACGCGGCGACTATGGCTCAGCTCGCAGGGTCGGGTATTAAGTCGTCGGTCGCTGGTACGGGCGCGAAACGTATCACGCTCGCGCTCGCGGGGATCGGCAGTAAAGCGGCGTCTACTATGAAAAAGCTCGGCGTAAAGACCGCCGATGCTACGGGTAAGCTTCGCGATCAGTTCGACGTTCTCGACGATCTACGTAAAGCGCTCGCTAAGGTATCCCAACAAAAGCGATTGACATATATGGAGGCTATATTCGGAAAGTTATCTCTTGCCTCTGCCGCTATCCTACTGGGTAAGACGACCGAAAAAATGAGGGCGCTCCGTAAGGAGTTCGAGAACAGTACCGGGACGGTCGGTAAAATAGCGACTGAGATCCGGGGCGATCTTAAGGGGTCTCTCGACTCTCTGGGATCGGCGATAGAGTCCGTCTCGCTTTCTATAATGGATTCTAAGGGCGGATCGATACAGAACATAGTCGACAGTATGACCCGTTGGGTACGAGCTAATGAGGGTCTCATATCAGGCGGTATTGCGACAGGTCTCCAGAAATTAATCGACGTCTCCAAATTTTTATGGAAGAACGGTGACAAGATCTTAAAAGCCGCGGCGGCGTATACCGCGTTAGCGGTAGGACTTAAGGCGGTAGGTTTAGCGATTACAGCTATCGATCTCGCGCTTAAGGCGTCGGCGTTCGGTAATATAGTTACGTTCTTTATCCTCTGGGGCGCGGCTCTAGGCGTGGGTGTTAATAAAATGATGAAAGCCGTTGAAGCGAGTAAGGAGATTTCAGCGGCTATGGGTAATTATGGAAGGAACTCAGTGCCAATAGGGGCGACCCCGGGGCTAGTCCCGGCGGATCCAGCGGCGGGAGGATCCCGACAGGCTCCGATCGCCTCAGGCCCGTTTAATAATAGGTTGAGTATAGACTTTAAAGATCTACCAAAAGGTACGAGGATCCGCGGAGAGCTGGACGATAGTATCGAACTTAATACCGGGTACTCAGGAGGGGCGCCATAATGGGATATTTAGATGATCTCGGACGGGCTAATTATGTAGCACCTAACGGGGATTTATCAGAGTTTAGTTATACCACGCTCTCGCGTACGATAACGCACCGTATAGGAGCTTTTAACTTTCCCGGGGTAAACGGTACCTTGCATCAAGATAAGGGCGTCAGCGGCGAAGTATACCCCCTAACTATCATTTTTCACGGCGAGCAGTTCGACCAAGAGGCCGACGCCTTTATGAAACTATCCACGCTACCCGGGCGCGGGATTCTGAATCATCCACGCTGGGGTCAGAGAGTAGTACAGATTATAAGCTGTACTCAAAATGAGGACTGGGTTAATAGAGTCGGGGTATCAGTTATCGACGTCGAGTTTCAAGAGTCGCTGGATCGGGAATTCGCGGAGCCTGTAGCGTCGACGCTGTACGAGGTCGCCGACTTAATTAAGAGCTATAATGTTCTCGCCACGGCTAATTTCGGCGAGGAGATAGTCGTAGATACTTTAGATCTCGAGAGGTCGTTTAAGGATCAGATAGTCGTCGCGACTAATCGGGTCTATCAAGCGCTTTTCGCCCTCGCTACAGCCGACGACGACGTCGCGGGCTTATTTTTTGGCGGGATACGGGATATAACTACTAACCTCGACGAGTACGTCGCGGCGCCTTTGAGATTCGCGGAATCAATTATTAATATTATCCGCGCCCCGGCTACATTAGTCGGACGTGTGGATAGTAAGCTGATTGCGTACGGATCCCTCCTCGATTCGCTCCCGTTTAGAAACGTAGACGATGACTCTAGAGAAACTAAAAACGGGATGCTAACCGACGAGCTGGTAGGATCCGCGGCTATAGCGTCCGTATCCGAGAGCATTAACGAGGCGGTGGCCAATACCTCGACGATCCAAAGGGATGACAAAGGGCGGGCGTTAATTACAGTACCTATCGCGACGGTGGGTTTCCAGACGCGGAGCGAGGCATTAGCCGCCGCGCTATACTTACGTACGTCGCTTTTATTTCTTACCGACTATCTCGATACGGCTCAGGATACTTTTAAGGATAACACGCTTTACGAAATGTATATACAGACAATAGAAAATTTTGGAGGGATCTCGGCGCTGGTTACGGCGGTTATGCAGTCGGCGTTAAATTTATCTTTTAGACTACCAGCTAAGCGGGCTATTATATTAACCGCGGACTCGACTATTATTAATGAGTGCTATACTTTTTATGGTAGCGTAGAGGACGCGGCGCTGGATTATTTTATACAGACTAATAATTTTAACGGCGCGGAGATAAAACTACTCCCAAAAGGTAGAGAGATTATATATTATGCCTAGCTCCGTAATTATCGGGGATACCCCGGTAAAACAATTTAATAATTTTAGACTGACCAAGGCTATAGACCGGGTCGGTAGTACGTTCTCGTTTAGAGTCCCGTTTTATCCAGACGACGCGACGTATAGAGAGCTATATAAACCTTTTACGTACCCGAGGGCAATATTAAAAATTAACGGAGAGACTCAGCTAACAGGACGGGTCGAAAAACTCACGCCCTCGCTGGACGATAAGACGGAGGTAATAGTATCCGGGCGAGCCCTCCCGGGGGTTCTCGTCGACGTTACGTTTCAAAAGTCAGACTTCCCGATTCAGTTCGAACAGGCCGCACTCGACGAGATAGCCGAGAGCGTGATTAAGAGTTATGATTTTAAAGCCGTTTTTAATGACCCTCCGGGTGCGATATTCGAGGAGGCGGGGGCGAATACTCCAGCTCAGACGGTTTTTAGTTTTTTACAGAATTTAGCCCGACAGCGTAAGCTATTAATGAGTCAGACCCCGGACGGAGATCTTCTCTTTAGACGCGCGCTGACCGTTGGGGCGCCCGTAGCTGAATTAATCGAGGGCGACGTCGGGGTAGTAGTAACGACGGGTAGCTACGACGGGACGGCACGCTTCTCTAGTTTCGACGGGTTCGGTCAAGAGCCAGACGTTAACGATAATTACGCGCGGGTAGTGGATCCAGCGCTGGACGGAATACGGCGGCCTAAGTCGTTACAAGCTAATGACACTAACTCCGCTAATATATTGGAGGCCGTAGAGTGGGCGGCGTCGGCTACAATAGCGAACGCAATAGATATCCCGCTGAGGATCGCGGGCTGGACTGATAGCGCGGGTAGGATCTGGACGGAAAACAGCCTAATAACTTTGACCGCTCCGAGTATAATGATTTATAAGCCGTTTAACTTTTTAGTTAAATCGGTTAGATTTGAACAGGACGACTCTCAAGAGGTTACGAGTCTCGGATTAACTATCCCGGGAGCGTACAGTGGACAGCTACCTAAGGCGTACCCATGGGGTTAATACGATTAGGACGAGTAATAAAAAGTTATATCGCTAAAGTACCCGGGTCGGGGTTACTTGCTCAATGGCTCGCCGTCGAGGAGTTCGCGGGCGACGAGCGTAAGGCTCAGGTGTTCGGCGCGTGTAATGAGGATTTTGCGCCGCCTAATAACTGTAAGACCATTGACGTAGCGCTCGGCGTTGACCGTGGATTTTTAGCGGCGGTCGCGTATCGTAACGAATTGATTACGCCGATAGCTGAGCCGGGAGAGCGTCGGCTATTTTCGACTAACGCCGCGGGCGATACGGTAATGACTGAGGTCTATCTACAGGACGACGGCACCGTAGAAATAAAAAATGATAATGGATCTATCAAGCTCGCGGTAGGCGGGCGCGTATTAGTGGAGAACGCTAACGGCTCTATAGATCTAAAAGCAACGGGAGCCATAGAGTTAACGTCGGCGGTTTCTATCGCGCTGGACGCTCCTGTTATTGAGTCAAACGGCGACAGCGATAATCTTATTACGTGGGCTGATTTAAATACCGCGATACAGAGCTTTATGGTAGCGCTAAACGCCCACGGTCATACAGGCGCGGGGGGGATTGATACGGGTACCTTAATATTAGATATAGACGCCGCGAAAGCGGACACATTGAAAACGGACGGGTAATATGACTACAGATAGATATGATAACGACCCGGCGATAATCATCACAAACGACGGCGGGACTCTGGACTACTCAGGCGGTCAGCCCCTAATGGACGAGGGTGGCCTCGAGAACGCGGCTATAATATCCCTCTTTACGCTCGAGGGTTGGCCGGGTAACGCGCTCGAGACGGATCCCGACCGTATGATCGGGTCTGATTTTTATACCCACTTAAACGGGGCGCCTATTACGTCCGATACGATCCGGGCGATGGATAAGTCCGCAGAACGGGCGCTCGATTGGATGGTTAATATTGGCCTCGCTAAAGAGGTTAAGGCGACGGTCTCTATGTTATCGCCTAAAAGGTTATCGGTCTTTATTGAGATAGTACAAGTAAGCGGCATATCAATATATTTTAAATATGATCTTAACTGGACGGCGAGCGTAAATTTACCCGTCATTAATAAAGGAGTTAATTAAATGCCTTTACCAGGTCTAAAAACGTCGAAACAGATACGGGACCAGATTATAACCGACATAGAGTCCCAGATTGGACAGAATACCCCTATATTATACAAAGCATTTAACCGCGTACTGGCGTCGGCGCTGGCGCTTAATTCTACGATCCTCTATAAGCTGGGTCAATGGGCGTATAAGCAAATTTTTACAATCACTCAGGGCGCGGAGGCGCTCGAGATTAAAAGAGAACAGTACGGGATCCCGGCGAAGTACGCGCAAGCGGCTCAGCTATCGGTAAACGCGACGGGCGCGACGGGTCAGATAATCCCGGCGGGTCAAACGTA